CGACTTCGCCGTCTACCGACGAACTCGTATTGCTCGAAAAGTCACCCCCACCGGCACTTGCCGCGCTGTTGTAGATTGCGACAACCTCCGTGCCCGTGGTCGGGGCAGTAGTAAAGGTTACGGTCGTGCCGGAAACGGTGTAATCGGTGCCGTTCGTTTGCGTCACACCGTCCAACACCATGATGACAGACGCATTCGCCACCGGCGTAGCCGACAACGTGAACACGGTATTTGACCCGTTCACCGCCCCGGTAGGAACCTCGAACTTCGGAACAATGCCGATGAGGGAGGCCGGAATAGTATCCGTGCCCCCCATCTCTGCAAACGGGGTACTTGTCCCCTTTTTTATCGGGCGAAATTCTGCCATTTTAGATTAGGAGCAGGCTGCTTTGCGGTTCAAAATACAGTTCAGTCGTGGACAATGCCTTCCCGACTTGCTGAACAATATCAGCGGCCCCAGCCGGGATAGCGGTAGCAATAGCCCCCGGCGTCGTAGCGGAAAGGAAATAACGAGCACCAGCCGTAAGGCCGGTCAGACCGGTAATGATACCGCTGCCGAAATAAGCGGTACCGGTTGCCGCCGCCGTGATGCCTGCCAGCACGAACCCGACCGCCTCTTTTGAAGCATCGTTTGCGTCGGCCTTGAACGCTTCCCCAGCTGCCGAAATGTAGATCAGATCACCGGCTGCCAGCGTCTCCCCTGCCGTAACGGTGCGCGTGTCGGCACCGAAACCGGTCGGCATGAACGTGCTGTCTAATTTACCCGCCCCGTCCAGGTGTACAAGTTTGCCGGAATCACCGGCCCCGGCGCTGCTGGCGATTGTTGCTTCTTCGGTAAACGGGGTAGTTGTGCCTTTTTTGACAAATTTTGCCATGACTTAAATTTGAGTTAGTTGTATTGAGAAATCAATTCTTACCTTGTTTGTGCCGGTTCCAAATCCGGCCTTTTGCAGCAGCCCCGACGCCGGCCATGTTGTTGATAGTTCACCGTCGTCGATGACGTAAAGCGGAACGTCTGAAAATGCCGCAAAACTTGCGTCTGTTGCTTCGCCTATAGCCTGTATTGTCACGTTGTTGCCCGCCGTCGCGCTTGTTGTCGTTATCCCGAACGCCCGCCCAGAATGTGCAAGGTTAGAGGGCTGAAAATAGAATGCCTCGCCGCCGTCGATCACTACCACCCGCCCCGCGCTGAGTGTCTCGCCAGCCGGGTAGACAACCGTGCTGCCTCCGGGCGGCCCCGGAGGGCCTACCGGGCCTTGCGTTCCCTGCCTGAGGCTGAGCGTATAGCGCGGCTGCCGGAGGGTCAGCGAATAGTTAGGCTGCTGAACGTATATTTTTGTCGTCTGCATTTTACACGGGCGTCGTTATGCTCTTTTTCAGTTTTACTAAAATCTTTGTCCAAGTCTGCGTATTCCCACCCGGTGCCGTGATCTGTAAATCCGAATAGATCGTACAGTTTTGCGGCCAGGCCGTTGTCTCTGTCGTTACCTGTAAGGTGCCGTTCCCTAACGTTATACCGCTTGCATCTGTCAGCGTCACTACCTCCGTGCCGTCCTTTTCCTCGAATCTCATATCTGCCCCGTACCCGGCTGTAAGGTCTATCGGGTTTCCGGTGTCCTCGTCTACCACATCGAACAACAGGTCAAGCGTATCCCCGTGCGGGAAGTCTTCAATCACTAACTCCGGCGGCTTATACGATACGGTAGGCATGTTGTTTTTCTAAGAAAAAGCCCGTACCCGCCGTGAAAAATAGCAGGGACGGGCTTAGAAATGAATGAGTTATGATAGAGAAAAACTGGAGCCTATGCAATGTAACCGGCGACACAATCCTGTTTGTCGAATTGCACCGTGTTCCACAAGAAAACAATTTCGCCTGGGCCGTTTATCGTTATGTTGAAACTGTCGGCATCTTCCACAACGGCAACCGTGTAGCCTGCCGGCCAGTTTGCAGCGCCTTCGATTGCCGAAACAACGTTAGCCGCCGTGTTTGCGGCAAGTGTCAGCGAACCAAGGGCAGCGTCAACGCCGTCAACTGTGAATGTGTTGGTGGCGCTTCCAGGGATTTCGGTGTAAAAATCGCAGATGCCAACCCGGTCACATTTTGCCGTCGCCGTTGCCGACCCGCCCGAGTGTGTCAGGCTGACAATGATAAGCCCGCCGGTGATGGCGTAAATCGTGTTCGTGCTTACGGCGGCCTGGGTTACGTCGGTGATTGCATCGCCGTCGTTTTCGTAACCTGCCGCCACAATTGCCGCTTTTATTGCGGCTGCGGCTGCGGCTCCACCGGCGGCAGCGGTAAATGATAGCGTTTCAGAAGCGCTTTCCGCTGTTCGCTTAACAACAACGGCGGAAACGGTATTCGCCGTCGCGACGGTAACATCGTATTGGCAGGCGTCCGGATAGGAGTTGCAACATACGTCGTCATCGGCGTAACGCTTCAATGCGTTGTTTGCATTTTGATCTGATACGGATATTGGTCGAAACATTGTCGATAATTTTTTATGTTAGCAATTTCAGGCCGTCCAAGGCCCGGTATTCATTCGCAATTTCTTTGTCGTTCCACTTGCCCATCGGGCAGTGTGTTATTTCGTTTCGGTTTTTAGAGGGCCGCCAGTTCACCCGGCTTTGGGTTTTCAGGTCAAGAAAACAGGTACAGACTGTGCACTTGTTTTCTTCGGCGTCCCGGTATTCGCATTTCAGGCAAATATCAAATCTTGCGTCCGCCGTCTCACCGTCCACCCACTCCTTGACTATTATCGTTTTTGCCAGGTAGTGTTTTACTTGCTCCGTTATTGTCATACTTAATATTTGAAGGCAAACCTTCGTATTCCTCTTCGGGGTTGTTCGCAATTTGCCGACCAACATGCTTTTGCCGAATTTATCGGCATATCCGTACACGTTCCGGCCTCAAGTTGTTTGTCAAACCAACGGTACATGTTTTGCACCGTCAAATTAGCGTCTTCATCCAGCCGTTTGGCCCGGTCTGCTATCTCTCCTTTCGATGCTCCACGGTGTCCGGTATTGTAACCGTCTCCCAGGGCAACTACCACCCCTCCGGCCCCGCTGTGCTGAGTGTCGTACAGCATCACCGTTTCGTACACCCGTAAGGCCAAAATGCGGCGCAAATATTTTGTCCAAAGCGTGTTTGCACAGGCGTCGGTGAACTTATCTACCGCCGCCCAATCGTTTTCGACCTCTACCGGGTCTGTGCGATTGCAGGCAACGTCGGATTGAAAAAGGCAACCGTTGCGCACTACAAACTCATCCAAACCGTATTCCGTTGCCGCGTCGTATTCCTGCACCGTTGCCGGATACGGGGTTAGTTTGGTTATTAGCCATTCGTACAAATCCTCGCCCAGGCATTTGTAGCCCAACCCCTCCTCTACCTGCGGGATTGCCTCGCAGATGTTCACCTCCGGATAATCGCGCCCGGCGGGTGAGTAGCGTTTAACTTCGTATGCCGTTATCAGATTTGCCATTTATATTGGTGTCGGTTGCGGTCTGTTGTTTACGGGTTGTGCCGGCTGATTCGCGGCGGTTGTTTTATACTGGTCAATTGCCGATTGTATAGGCGTCTGGAAAGAAAGGCTTATGTCGTTCATTTGCATCATTCCAAGCGCCTCCCATGCCACCGACAAAATGCTATTGGAAAACACCATTACAGTCGTGCGCAGGTCGTTAATAACCGGTTCCATGTTCATCACGTAGTCGGACACAAAAGCGTCGGTAGAAAACCCGTTAGAGGCATCTTTGCCCATGAAACGTAAGGTTGCCCCGTGTGCGCCCAAAATGTAGTTTTCGCTCATTATGCCCGTTTCTTTGTACCATGCCTGGTTGGTATTTGGCGCGACCTGGAAAACGAACATCGGTTTTGATCCGAACGGGCGTGAGGTAACGAAGGCGCTCATCGGGTCTTTGCCGCGTTGCGTGTAGTTTTCGATTATCCGGTCAGCGAATGAATCAAACCCGGATTCCCAAGCCTGATTTTCGTTTATTGCCGGGTCTTGCCCGTCGTCTTCGACTTCGATAATTATCTGCCCGGTAAAGTTGTTGGCCGCCTGCTTAACTACGTAGATGGCGTCCTGCACTTCCCGGTATTTGTACAAATCGGCACTTTGGCTGTCCGGCCTGCCGTACCAGTTGTTGTCCCCGGTTTTCAGGTGGAACAGCGTTTTTTGCGCACCGTCCTCTACCGTGAAATTCGGGTACAGCGGAATGGTGCGCGGCGGATTTTTCCGCAAATAGGCGTCTGTCCAAATCGGGGAAATGGCGGCTATCCGCATTTCATCCGCCTTTGTACGCATGTACATTACGTGCGTTTGCCGAACGTGACGTAAATACACCCGCCTTTGCCCCTGCACCGTCGTAACCGACATTTCAACCCATGCATTTCCTTGCGCCTTTAGCGACCATGTTAACAACCGGTGGTAATTTCGAACTCCCCCATCAAATTCAATGAACTGAGTAATTGATTCCTGGTAGTTTACCTTTTCCTGCCGTGTTAGCGGTTGCGTTTCTTCGCCTATGTCGTAGTCCGGGTTTTCAGACCGAACAAACACGGCCCGGCCCCCGACGGCATACTTTGTCAATTTGTCAATTACTGCCCCGTTCGTCGGAGATAGTTTTGCCAGCATCAAATACCATGCGAGCGTACTATGCCCCGTTCCGTTTGTGAGGCCGGCGTAAGGAACTAACTTATACTTTTCAATAACTTCCGAAAGTTCCGCCGTGTCCTTTACTTCCTGCGGTATCGGGTTTTCAAGTTCGAACAAAACGGGCATACGTCCTGCCTTGCGCTTGCGCAACTCCTCTTTCGGAGAAGGCAACACGGTAGGGCTATCGTCGTCGCAGCATCCGTTTTGCGTGTGCATTATTCACCTGCCTTTTTCCAGCCACCTTTTTTAGCGCCGGTATTTATCTCCTGTTGTTCGTCGGTTTCCTGTACATGAATTATAGCCTCATGTCCTGCCTTGAAAAGCCATTCCAGTTCCGCGTTATTCGGTGCAGGAACCACAATGCTTTGCGGAGGCCCCCCGGCTCCTGCCGGCTTCGTTACCGTGCATTCTCCATGCAGGGCCACCCGTTTCGGCTTAGCGCTGTTCAAAACAACGGTGAAAGCAGCGTGATGCTTTTTCAAATATTCAGGATCAACCATGTACTTTGTCATAATTCCAGGTTTTTACAGCGCTTCGATTGCCGCCGGCGTCAGCGTCGTGTAAGGCGACGTTACGCGGTTGCGGGAATTGAACGTCAGTTCCAGACGCGCCTCGTTTGCCGACGTATCGGACAGCATGTTTGGCGTACAACGACAATCTCCTTCTTTCGACCCGGTGAAGCCGCCTGTTGCGCCGGCGTCAATTTCAATGCCCTGAACAACCAGGGCTCCGGTATTCAATACCCAAATAACAACCAAGCGACAACATGCGGCCAATGGATCGGCAACAAGTTTCAACGCATTCGAATTTCCGGCGAAGTACATAAAACCTTCGCAGGCATAATCAATTTTGGTTGAAAACTCGTTTGGCCGATTCCCGGTTTGGTCGTACCGTGCCGTCTGATTTTTGTTCGGGACAAGTTTTGTCCAAAGGTCAGTTGAGGACATCGTGAAGGCCGATATTTGGCCGGTCGTAACCGTGATTGACGTTATATTCGTAATGTCGGTAACGTAGGCGTATTCAGCGCCGCCGTTGGCATTTACGCAGGTTGATGTATCGAGTGCTACTAATGTGCAAGCCATTTTTTATTTTAATTTTTCTGCTTGTTATAAAATAGGGTTACACATCGTTTACGGGTGTTTCAGGTTCGATCCGTACACCACGAAATCCGTATCGGCAATGGCGGCCCCGGCGCGAAGTGCGGTATCCAGGTAAATTTTGCCCTGGTACGGGGCTTCGAGGCGTTGCAGGATTTTCAGGCCCAGTCCGCTATACTGCGAAGCGGTATCGACATTAGCGGCAATCCCGAAACTACCCGGCGCAATGAGCGCGGCCCGGTGCGACGTGCTACCCACGATGCTATCGAATGAAGTGGAGGCGTCCCAGTGCACAACCGGCAGACCGTCGAAGTCCAACACGTTTTGCATCCGTACCGATTGCCCGTCTTTCCCGAACAACAGGAAACGGTAGCCTTCGCTGATACCGGTGTAGGTCGTGCGGATGTGTTCGCGATAGGCTTTGAAAAGTGAGCGGGAAAGCAGGAATATCGGGCGCGGCAGGGCGGCGTTTTGTTCGGCGTCGACCATTGCGCGGAAAGCGCCTTTGGTTTTTTCTTTCATGCCCTCCAAAAAGGCGATAATGTCGCCAGTGTAGTTGCCGCTGGCGTCAAGGTCGGCACCGCTGATAACCACATCATAGCCGGGGTGCCCCTCGGCTGCCAGGTCATCAAGAATGGTAATGTAACCGCCGCACGTGGTCGAGGTCATCTGGTCGTAGAAGTCGGCCCACGGGTTTGTGGTGTCATCCGCGCCGGTGTAAAATCCCAGCGTGTTTGCCGTTTCGATCATAGGATGGTTTGAAAACGCCGTGTACATGAAAAACGAGTTTCCGATGCCGATGAACACCTGCCGAAGGAATTGTTGAAACAGGGCTTCTCCCTCCGGTGTTCCGCGAAGATCGCGTACATCGTTTCCTGTTCCGAAAAGCAGTTCCATGCAGTCGCCCCAGAGGCCGTCCGGGCATTGTTCCATATTGACCTCGATGGGGCAAGTGTCCACCTCAGTAGTGTTGAGGCGAACGCGGCCCTTCGGCGTCCATACGCATCCGTTTTTCCGGTTGCTGAACAGGTGGTTGGGCGTAGTCAGGGAGCCGATGCGGGCTTTCAGGTCGCGCCCGATGTTCATTCGCCCGAAGATGCCGAGCATATCCGCGTTTACGTCGCCGTATTTGATTGCCACCTTGTCGAAAAAGCGCATCATCGCTTCCGTGCGCATTTCAAAGTAGCGGGTGTCGCGGGTACGGTCAAGGACAACCATAGGATTGTTGCTGCCGTCGAGTAGCGTTGTGGGCCAAACGTTGCCCGATATTTCACGCATATTTTTTACCTTTTAGTGTTGAAAGATGTTTGCCCCAGTCTTTCAGCAAAAAGGCGTACTAATTCAGGATTTCGTCAAAGGCTTTCATCTTTACCATTTGCCCGTTCCCGGCAGGTGTTTTCAGTTGCGGATCATCATCAACGGCTTCAACGCCTTTCGGCTTTGCGCCGGCGGTCAGACGGGCAACTTCACCGGCCAGTGTGTTCGTTTCTTTCACCTTTGCGGCAAGGGCAGAATTTGCGGCGGTCAGGTCTGATTGAAGTTTTGTTGATTCGGCTTTCAGTGTTTCCACTTCTGTAGCGGCAGTTGTCGCGTTTTCGGTCACGGCCTCCAATTCGGCGGTCAAGCGAACAGCGTCGGCTTTCGCGGCGTCTATTTCAACCTGCGCGGCTGCTTTGGCGTTCTTTTCGGCAATAGCCTGAACGCTTCCGGCGTCGGTCAACGCCTGGTGAAGTTCTGCCTCCGTGGTGTTTTCGGCGTCAAGACCAACAACGACGCAAGCCTGCTCAAAAAGTTGAGCGGAAAATTTCGTATCTTTTGAAAAAAGTCCCATAATATTAATTTTAAGTCCGGTAACGCGGGTTTTTAGTCCACGATTCCAGTCGTTTGATTGCGTATTCCAGGCCGCCAATGCCGTCGATCAGACCACGCCGGCGGGCTTCCGGCCCGGTGAAAACGTCACCGGAAACCGTGTCATTAATTTTGTTTTCGTTTCCGCGAAGCGGGCGCATAGCCTTTACTTTTGCCTGGAACATATCCGTCGCCTCATCCACAACCGATTGCAAGGGGCTGAAATCTCCGTTTTGCATTGCCCTGAATTCACGGTTTTTGTTTGGGGCATTTTTGCCGTACACGTCCATCCACCCTTCGGTGTATTCCTGCAATGCGAGTTTATTTATCGAAATGACAGCACCGATACTACCCGTGCGGGCGGCTTCGGAAAGGGCAATGATTTCATCCGTCCCGGCTGCTGTGCCGTATGCGGCTGATGCGGCAAAAAGAGCATGGGTAACTACCGGCTTGTTCCGAACGGAAAGCGCGTCGAGTAGTACTTCCATCGCCATGACTTCACCACCACCGCTGTTAATATCCAGCATCACGCCGGAAACATTCGGGTTGCTGTATGCGGCCCGAAGGTCGTCGGCAACTCCGCGCATCCCGCGAACGGAGTTGCTGCCGCCGCTATTTTCGACCTGCATAAAGCCTTTTATGGGAATTACGGCAAACGAATTAACGGGGGTAAGGGAGGTATTGTAAAGCAGTCCACGGTCACGGACAAGGGTAAATTTTCCGTTCGATTCTGGGCAGATAAAATACGTGTCTGATTCCCGGCGTCTTTGTTCGATGCCCAGGTCTTTGTACGTTGCGCCGTGTGCGAGTAGGGAAAGGTCGGTTAGGTATTGGTTTAGACATTGCAGGCCAAAACCGTACTCAATCGCCAGTTGGCCGTTAGCCAAAACTGCCTCAATCGCCGGGTTACGACGTAGTACAAGTTCCTGTGTTTGTTCGGCTGTTTGTCCCATCGTTGAAAATCGGTACAAATGTAAGGCCAAACGGGTGGGGGAGAAACAGGATTAGATAGTTTGCTTGTTAGTTGGCAACAAAGAAAATTGTCGTATATTTGTACGTATATTTCAGTTTTTGTTAACTCCAAGTTTGCCGATACTGCCCGCTTAGGGCGGTGTGCGGTAAACGACAGTTAGCGAATCTTTCCAATCGCCGTAATATTTGCCCGGTAGTACGCCTTCCGGCAGATAGTCCGCACCTCCTGGACAGTCAGCCCGTATTTGGTGGATAGTTGCGCCCATGACAAATTACACCTGTCCCGATAAACTAATGGCGTAACCAAGGCACGGTATTCGACCACGGCAATAAAACCCCGCACACCGTCTGGCAGGTCTTCCCACCGGTCAACGTCGGCAAGGTCAAACAGGCGGGCAATCTCGATGGCTGCCTTCTTAAATTCTGGTGTCGGTTGTTGTTGCTCCATTGGCTGTTATTTTCCCCTGTTCAATGCCAAACCTGTACCAATTTTTCAGGCCGTCCAACTCGCAGCAATACGAGTAGGGGGATAGCCCGTATTGGTCATGTATGTTTGCAAGTTCCCGCCACTGCCCGCTGTTATACAGTTCAATTACGCGGGCGTGTTCCGATTCCGGCAGTTTTGAAAAATCCCATTCTGGCATAGGTATCAGTATTTTTTCGTCATCCGGGATGCCGTTCCGTATGCGGTCGGCATAACGCGGTAATTCTCCGACCTGAACGGCGTCAAGTGACGTCCAAAAGTCGTAATCGGAAACGTCCTTATCCGCCTTTCCTGCAATCGCCCGCCATTGCCGAACCTCATCTTTGTCCAAATATTCCACCCGATCACCCCGAACACGGCTGCCACAGGCGTAAACCGGAAACCCAGGAAACAGGCTGGCAATGTGCCGGTAAACGCCTTTTGTTCTTTCGTCGAAGTCTTCCCACTTTTGCACCTTTCGCTTTTCGATCAACGCGGAGAATGATTCCGGTAACGGCACGGGCTGCCATTGCTCGAAATTCGGACGGGCGGCATATTGCCGTTTCAGCCATTCGCGGTTGTCTGTCATTGCCTGATTATTGTGAAAGTCTCCGTTTCGATCACTTCAACCTCATCCATCCCGATGAAATCAACCGTCCAAACCCGGTCAGGTTGCCCGTACAAAAATACCCGTGTTCCTTTCTTTTCCCAAACCCACTGTTTGCCAGGTTGGTCGGATTGTTGGAAACGGCTGTCGTCGAAAAAGGAGTAGGTCGTTCCGTTATCGCGGTGCCAAACGCCGGTCATTGTATTAGTTGCATCCTGCTTTGTGCAGGCAAAAAAATATAAAAATCCAAAATAAGTGTCTCATAAGGTAGGTAATATTGTGGACAAAAAAATCAATATTCCACGGTTGTTACACAATTATCCGGCGCGGTGAACGTCTCCGGCACGTACCCGATTGCCCCCCATGATCCGGCAAACCATTGTTCCGCCTGTTCCGATTCGGTGTATTTGTACACCTCGTCGCCAACGTCGGAGATAATGATCTCGAAAGTCTGGCAGGCCGGGCGTTTGATTTTGAAAAACCGTAACCCCTTCGCCGCGTGCGCCCTGGTGGAGTAGTCGAAGAAGAAGTACGGAACTTCGATACTGTTCAGGGTATCGACTAAGTTCGTAACGTACTGCTTCCCTCCAATGCTGATAATGTTCATTTGCCCGAACTCAACCGGCGCGGCCAATTGTTCGATATTGTCAACCTTGAAAGACGAAATATTAAGGCTGTCCAAAGTTGTTTGCCGCATGAACACCCCAAAATCCTGGTAATAATCGCACTCAGTGAAACGGCATGAACAAGGCAGGTCGCAGCATCCGGTTTCAACAGGTGAGCCAAAATACGTTACAGGCGTAGGAATGTCGGGCGAAAAATCCCTAATTCCTGTCATCGGCAGGCGCAAAGAACGCCCCTCATACTGGAAAGAAAACAGGCGACGGAAATTGTACTGATTGTACTGGGCCATCGACACCAGTTGCAGCAAATCCACCACAACACCTCCACGGTTGTCGTTAGTCAGCCCCAGGTAGAAATTTGAAAACAGGTCATAAGCCTTGCGCCCAAATATAACGCTACCGTCAAGTGTTGGCGTCGGGTCAAGTTCCCATGTTCGTACCTGCGTAGCGTAACCAAATTCTGTTATTCGGTCGGCTTCCTCATACCCGTCGAAATATATTTCGGCCCGTGTGTCAAATGTACCGACCGGCTCCGGGTTAATTTGTTCAGACGGATCAAAAGCGTAAACAATGCGCGGCCCGATGTTGAATGACCTTTGCAAATCGGTGTTATCCCAAAGCCGTGGCAGGTAAGGCGACGGGCTACGGCCTGCTTTTTTCAAGTCTACCGGTTGCCCTTCCGCTGTCGGCTCAAATACGGGGTTTTGAAGTTCATCTACCTCATCAGGCAAATCATTGCCATTGTTGATTTTTCGGCTGTGCAGCGGCTCCAACAAATTCAGGCTGTCAATATAGGTGTCGGCAGCATCGGCAAACGAAAGGCGCGTGTAGCGTTTCATATTTGGCCGGATAAATTGAAGTTTGATACTATCCGGCAAGACAAATGGCCCGACATTTTCCGCCGGCTCATCATCCTGGATAAACCCGGCAACCCGTTCCGTATAAACATCCGATGTTCGTTCCGGGTAAACATTGACCGTCTTTGTAGCGTAGTCTGTTTCAATTCGCCCTTTAATCAGATGCACAAACGCCTTTAGCGCGTCCATTAAATTAAGGTCATCTCGCATTATTGTCCGCACGTCAATGTAATCGAAACGGCTCAATGATTCGTTTACCGGGTCAACCCTGAATGAAAACCCTTTTTTAATTTTATCTCCTGGTTTAATGCCGTATAAATACCTCAAAAACCCTTTTTGGCCAGGCTCCAGAGTCACGGTTTCCTCAAACGAAATAAAGTCTGTCGTTCCGGCCCCTATATCAAACTCGACAGGCGTCGAAAAGAAGAGGCCGGTAAAATCGTCGTTTGTTGCCCCCGTTACCTCCGCTATCACAAACCCGGCCTTTGTTGCCGCCGCGTGTCCGTTTTGCAGGTGAAATTGAAATTGGAAACGAAACTTCGCCGAAAACGGAAAATTGTTTTTGATACCTGCGAGCCATTGCGAACCGCCCTGGTATTGCAGGGCATTTGTACCCAACGAAAATTCAACGGTATCAAATGTTATCGGTTCACTTGCCGTGTTCAGTGTTTCATCTGCATCCAACAGCCGGCCTACTACCCGACCGTTGCGCCCGTACTCAAACCCAGCCCCATATTCATTTGAACCGTCGTAATACTGCTCTTTCAGCAGGTACACCCAAAGGCGCAAAGCCCACTCTGTTTGAAAAATAAGTCCGCCCAATGTGTATCCAATCTCGCAAAATCCGCGTTTCAAGAGGTAAACGTAATTTACAAACGGGCGCAAATCTTCTACCGCCAATATCTTAACCGGGGCGGTCGTATTTTGCAGCGGAATGAGTTGATCTACCCAATTTCCGTAATCAACAATAGGCCACCAATACGCCCCGTTCCATCCTGTGCCATCCTCTGTTGTCGGGGTAAAGTCGCCTTCATATTTCGGGGCAGCCCACGTACTGAGTATGTTGCCTTTTGTCAGGAAGTACGCCCCAAAATCAATTGTATTAATCTTCTTTTGCGTTGCCAGTTCGACCCAATGATCCTCCGGAAAAGCAAACTCAACCTCCCATTGCCCAGCATCGTCGTTCTTTGCCACTACGTACATCCGGGAAAAAGATGTCGGTATCTCATCAACCGTTACCAGCACATCCAACCATTTTCGCCGGTTGTCAACCGTCAAAGGCGTAAAGAAGTCAACCAATACGGCGTTGTTCACCTCCGTTTGATCTACCGACGTCCTTAACGCACCCTCGATTTTGATTTTATTCGCGTTCGACAACTTCTCCACGTCCTTAGACATCGGGATACGGAACGCCTCCGGGGTGTCCATATAGACCTCCGTTGCACCGTTCAGTCTGACCGACGTCGCCTCCGACAAATTGCGGACCAATATTCTGGTAACTATCCCCATGTCCTATATTTCCGGCTCGGTGCCGGATTGAATAATAATGTCGCCCAGGTATCCGGAAACCTCTACCGTGACCGTCGGACCATCTTCATATACCTTAATTCCCCCCGGCTCGATTATAAGTTTACGGGCCATCCAGTTCCCATCCTCAGTTGGCCGGCGTACCCATCGCTGCGGGCTTAATTTCAGGTCACGGAAAAATGCAGTAGTCTCAGCACCGTTTTCATGCGAGCGAAAAGTAAAAGATTCGTAGGACCGGATATTAGAAAGCGTCCGGCCCCCATACCGGCCCTTGTTTTCCCGGCTTGCCGTGCATGGGACGTCTAACAATATCTCATCCCCGGTCTGATTAACGTTGCTTTCAACAATCCGGACCGGGATGGTGCCAATGCCGCCAATCGGGGTCAGGAAATACAGGTCCGTGTCTTTATCGCTTTCGCACCCCTGAATAATGTAATATGACATCGCCTCGGTTAGTTGCGTAGTGTCTCCAATTATCGCCACCGAATAACTTACCAAGGTTTGCGCCGTCACACCGGTAAGACCGAGCGTAAGAATGTAAGACGGTGAAACATTCACCGCGTTAACCTCGTATCCAGAATTAGTTACCACGACATCGGTCGTAGGCGCCCCGCCGGCAGATGTTTCGGCAACAACGCGAAGTTTTAGCGTAGAAAATGTCTGAACTGCCTCATTGACCATGTACCACAGCCAACATTTTGAATCAATCAGCAATTTATACGGGTTTGGCTGAGTAGTCAGGAACTTAACGTGCGACTGCCCGGGCGGCAGACCGCCGCTTGCGCCCGGCCAATATTTCCGGGTGCGGTAAAAGTCCTCCGGTTGGAAATAGGCATTCCAGACGAACGACCTTCCGGAAAAAACCATGTCCCCGCTCTTGCTCTGGCAATTCGTGTCCCGGTATATCCACCCATATAGCAGGCTGAAATATTGTATTATCCCGTCATACTCGACGGTTGGGTGTGAATTGTCCAAATTCGGAATAGGCGTTTTCAGCAATTTCCGAGCCGTCGGCATTCCGTCGAAGGCCGCCGAATCTACCGACGAACAGCCTTTGCCTGGCTCCATCCCCTCGAAATTCATAACATATCCGCTATTTGATTCATTGTCAATGTCCACCCTCCGGAGCCGGTAGGCTACCCGGTAGCCGTCCACGTAAACCGGGGTTGTGCCGTTCGTAGGCGCTGCCGACGTTATGGCGCTGCCGATTATGTCGGCAAAGTCCATTTGTGTAGCGCCAAATTTTTCCTGTTCCCCGCACTCATTCCATGTTATCGTTACAGTATTGGCACCGCTGTCAACTACCACCGACGTGGCAGCGGAAAAAAAGAAGTTTGCCGCGACCATAGAAGCGAAGTTGTTCATAGTTTGCAGGTCATCGCCGGCCACGACCTTGAACGATGTTGCCGTGTAATCGCTCCCGCTTTGTGTCTCGAAAGTGTGCCCCCACATTATGAACGACGTGCCATTTCCGGGGTCGGTTGGTGAACCCGGAAACACTATAACAATTTCGGCGACCACTCCGCCCGTAGTGATAACGTCGCCTGAATCTGGGGCAAACACCCATCGGAGACAGTCAGAAATCGGGATTGGTTGCGATGTGGTCGGGGAAGAAGTAAGCGTAAGTGCCATATTTATACCGTGCGTTGTTGTTCTAATGATTTCTCCCGCTCTAACCGGCGGTTTGCGTCTCCTATCCCATCCGCAAGCGCTTGTCGGGTTACTTTCGCGTTTTCGGCTGCAATAATCTGTCCAATTTGCTGCACCTGCGCGTTGGTGAACGTCGCCTGTGCTTCAACCTGGATTGACTGTGATTGCAGTTGTGAGGCGTTCGGAAGCCCGATAACCGGGTCGCTGAAGCCGCCACCGGCAAAAGGGTTAACTCGTACAAAGTTAACTGAATTTGCGCCCGTAAACCCGCCATCGGCAAAAGGCCGGGCTATTTTCAGGCGTTCGGCGTCGAGGTGTTCGAACAGGGCCGGAAATTGCGCCACCTGTGAAGCGGGGGCGACATATTCCCCGGCATGAACTACCGCCCCGGACGCGGATAGTTTTCCGGCAACCGGTCTGCCTGTGCTGTCTGTCTGGCCACCCGTGCCAGTAAATCCGCCAACCCAGGAAAAATCCGGCAATTGGTCGTAAAATGCTTTTGGGTAAACGGCTGTCTTTTTGCCGCGCGTTTGGCGTGTTGCCGTCGGTTGTTGTTCGTCATCAGCAAAACCGCCGGCGGCAAATTGTTGCGATTTGATAACGGCTATTTGCACGGCCCCGGCAGCTGCTGCAAGCGCGGCAAGAATGAAATTAAACGGCGGTGGGGCTGAGCCAAGCGCCTTTAATACTGATAAGGCCGTATCAATTACCGCCTGAACAATCGCTATTTTCTTGCTTTTTTCTGCGGCCTGCTTTTGTATCTGCTCTTTTTTTGCGGCCAACTCCTTTTCTAACTTCGCCTGCAATGCCGTGTTGCCTTGCGCAGCGTCGATCTGCTTTTGATACTTTTCGTCCAGCGCGGTTAATTCGGCGTCTGTTTCCTGTTTTACCCTGTTTTGTTGAATCTGCAAAATGCCGTCTGCAAGTTGGCCGGCGGCGTCAATTGCGGCGTCAACAATACGGCGGCGGGCCTCTGCTTCTGCCTCAATCCGGGCCAATTCGCTTTCGTGTGTCGCCTGCTTTGCCGCGTCAACCGTATCAACCGCATTTAGTTGCACCTGCTCAGCATCCAACGTTGTCGCCTTAACCGTTTCGGAAAATTCAATCTGTGCCGCTTTGGCATCCTCTGCCGACTTCGCATTAATAGCAGATACCCGCCCACCGGCATCCGTTCCGCCCTCTTTTTCAACGTCCGAAACATCTTTTTGCCGTTGCTGCTCTATCGCGTCAAGTTGAGCGTCGAGCGCCGTTTTTGCCGCTTCAATCTTAACGTCCCGGACCTGCGTAACAACTTCGCTTATCCGGGTAGCGTATTCCTGCTCCAGGGCAACCGTCCTGTTTTGTTGCTCAATCTGATTTGAAAGGCTTTGCTCATCAAATTGCCGCTGCGTTATTTGCCGGGTGCTAAGTTGCTCGACAAGCGTCCGGTTCCTTTCTTCCAAGTCCCGGCGCAAAGTATCCCGACGTTCGGTAAAAGAGCGTTCAATATCTACCTGTACACTTTCGGCAACCGAAACCTCATTGTCGGCGGCAATCTTATTAACTTCGAGTAGGAGCGATTTTAATTGTGATTCCCGTTCACGAGCTGTTTTGTCACGCTGCAAACCTAACTCATTGCGTTGCCGGTCAAAGGCTACGTTTAGCGCTTCCGTTTCCTCGTCGATCAAATTAGCCTCTGTAATGTCGGCTGGTCGAGCGTTCGGAAGTTGGGCGACAATTTCAGCGCCCGTGCCTCCTGTTACCGCTTGCCCGGTCCTTTCCTGTATTCCTTTCCGCAGCGCTTCTAATCGTTCGGCGTTCTTTTCGAGGGCATCCGTGCGATCGTTTTCAAGTTTTGCAAGATCGGCGTTAAACCCTCCCTCATCATCTACGGACAAATCCCGCAATGACTTTTGAATATCAAAGATTCTTTTTTGCTGCGCCTCAATGTTTCGGGCCTCATCATCAGCTCGTTTTTGTCGGTCGGCACTTGCTTTGTCCGCGGCTTTCCTTTCCTCTTTGTTCAGTTCATTCAGCCCTGTTTTCAGTTGTTCCGTGTCCGTTTTCAGGCTGCGCGGGTCAACAATGTCAATCACGCGGCTTTCTACCGGCTCGTTCAGTTTAAAGGCCGCGTCAAATTGCCGCCCGGTTTCCTCTAACTGCTCGTTCAGTTTTTTTAGTTTGCGCTCCGAACGCTCTATTGCTTCCTCCTGCGTTACGTTTTCAAGAAACCTGCCCCCGAATTGGATGCCCGTTCCGCCGCGCCCTTCGCGGGCCGCTTGCAGTTCCAGTTGTTCTTTTATTATATCGCTCGCAACCTTTTCCTGCGCAGCCGCCTTTGATCTTGCCGCAACGCCACGGACTATTTCCGCCGTCAATTCCCGCTGAATGACCGCGAGTTGCGCAGAGTTCTGTATCTCAAGATTGATGCCTTTCAGGTATTCCGGGTAGGCGTCCGTGAGTTGTTTTATTGCCGCCGCCCGCGCCTCGTTGCTCGACGTGGCTTCCCGTAAAACGCCGATGCTCGCATTCAGCGCCGTAACTTCCTTTGCGCTTGATTGTGCAATTTCTTCCTGTGCATCGGCAACCGCCTGGCTTGCTTTTTCAGAAGCGGAAAGGCTCGCATTATAAACCTCGAACGCTTTAACTATTGCGTAAATTCCGGCAACTAAAGCGAGTAGTGGCAAAGCGGCCTGAACCGCTGCCAGTATCCGCGTAGCCGCCGCGTTTACGTTTGTTGCTACGGTACTCGCTGCCGTTGCCGTTGTCATTTGCGTCATCCCGACCGCTGCCAGGCGCGTGGACTCAAACAACGATAAAATAACACTATTCAACTTTGCCCCCGGCCCGGTGGCTGAAAGCAGAACGGCGGCAAAGCCGGCAAATATTTCCTTGTTTTCAGAAATTAATTCCAGGCTGTCGCCTAATACCTCAATCAGGTTAGTAACCGCCTTCGCGACTGACTCAATAGCATCCTGCGCACCTTCGCTGGCGATAAGATTAATGACCGCGTTTTGCAGTTTTGCGACCGCCGCTGCCGCGTTGTTGTTTTTCTTTTCAAATTCGGCAAATACGCTGTCTGTTGCCTGCAACGCTTCGCTACTTTGGGCTATCCTGGTGTTAACCAGTTCAATGTTTCCGCCCAATTTGCCCAGGGCTTCGATAGCGCCCTGTCTACCTATTCCAAGTTCATCCAACGTTTGCGCAAAGTTCTTTGTGCCGTCGCCACCCTCGGCAATAGTTTTGGAAACGAGCGTCAATGCGCCTACCAGGTCAGTATTTACCAGTTCGGCAAAATCTTCGGTTTCTTTTTTCGTAAATCCAAGTGATTTTGAAAAAACATCGGGTGCCCTTGCTATTTCAATCAATAGGCTACTGATTGCCGTTGCCCCCCGCTCGGGGTTAATAGACAACTCTGCCAATGCGGTTGATAGCCCGAATATCTTATCAGTCGAAATACCAAGCGGTATTGCTGAGCCGGAAATTCGGCTTACAAATTCTGCAATGGTCGGGGCAGTTGCAACGCCTTGCGCCTCCAGGAAGTTCAGGGCATTTCCTAATTTCAGAACATCGCCCGAAACGTCGTCCGTGCGAAAGTCAGTTAAGACATTGCGAAGCCCTGCGATTGTCCTTGTTATTTCTTCAACCCCCCCGAACTGATCCCCCAGGGAGACGTTGAGCACATCAACCGATTCTGTGAATGATTCGAGTTGATTCTGTGCAATACCCAATTGCCCGCCGATCTGCGCAATTTGCAACTGATCGACAAGGTTTGTTCTGGTGTCCCGAAATTCAAGGGTATCGGCAAGGCGTTGCGCCTCATCTGTCGTTATACCGGCCATCTTTGCAACGTCGGCAATGCTGTCTGAAATTCGGGTATTAATTCCGATTATCTCGTTCAGGCTTGCGCCGATGCCCAACGCCGCGAACGCCCGGCCCAGTCCGTTCAGGGCGCTTTGGTAGTTGCCGACGTTGCCAGTAAACCGCCCGATTGACTGTTCGATGCCGTCTATCTCGGATTTGACATTGCGGGCGTTTTTGATAAGATTTTGCCCGAACTGGCTACGGCGTTCCTCTGCCGAAAGTTGTGCAACGGCCTGCGAAAGTTTAGAATATTCAAACCGCAACCCGGCCAGGCTATCTTTCGGAACCTTTAGCGCGTTTAATTCGCGGTTAAGTTCCTTTTGTTGTTTTGTCAGTTCAGCAAGTTCGCGCCGGTTTTTTGACAGTTCAACGGCTATTTCCGCGAACCGTTCCGGCCCTGGGTTTTGGCGTATTTCTTTGTTCAGGTCACGGATTGCCTGCCGTGTCTGTTCGATGCGGGTAGTTAGCCCGACATCTTCTACCACTAACTGAAATAGAACTTTCTGTACTGCCATTTACCGGGTTGCTCCAGCCGGTTTAATTCCTTCCTAATGTTTGCCGGATAGCCTTATCCGTGTTTTCATGCTCTATTTTCAGGCTGTCCAATCGCCGGACAAGCGTATCAATTTGCCCTTTGCGTACCTGAATCGTTCCGGTTGTCGGGGGTTGTGCAAACGGGTAACGTTCCCTGATGAACTTATTATCCACGTCTGAAATAACCAACCCGCCCGGCGTTGTGAACCCGTCGAGCGTCCACGTGGACGGGATCGGGTACATCATAATTGACTTCTTATCTATTGCAGTCGTTATGACGTTCGGCAACGGGTACGGGTTGAGAACGTTGTACCGGATCATATCTTCGCTCCAATAATTCGGCGAACCGGACAGGTCGCGTATAACGGCGGCCTCGTTCCACTTGATCGGGGCGGTCGGGTTTTGGTGTTCGTGGAGCAGCCCGATTGCGTGGCCGAACTCATGCCAAATCACGTCGTCATCCAACCATCCCAGGTTCATTGTCGCCTCGCTTGCAGGGATTGAACGGCAGTCTGTGCCGACATAAGACCATGCGCCGTCCGATTGATCGAATGAAATACGAATATCGAACGGGCCGACGGTCGGAAACACGAATGTGATATTTGCCGCCTCCGACCAGTAGTATGCTTTGTTTTTCACCATGTTTCGTTCCGTTTGCGTTCCCCCGATGAACCCCACCCGGAAATCATACCCGACTGGCCAAAACTTATCCTTATACCCAACGGCCCGCTGGTAGGCTTCGCGGCCCGTCGCCACGGTATCAGTAGGCAGGTCGGCAATAGTTTTGCAAAACCACTGGTTTTGCTCAGCAGGCTGCTTGGTTGTGCAAGCGAAAAGAAACAGGAAAAATATAGGCGCGTATTTCATGCCGCGAATTTATAAGGCTCCAATCGAATGTCGTCGCCAATTACAAGTTCAATTACCCGGCCCGATTCCGTGCCGATTGTTTCGGTTAGCAGGGGCAAATATTGTTCCAGCGTGTTTTTCACAAACCCCGTGCGCCGCCCGTTCGATGAAAAGGCAAAACTACCACGTGTCGGCAGTCCTTCCCGTTTGTGTTTCTTCGCCGTGGCAAACGCCGCGCTGAGTGCCTCCCGGCTTCCAAGCCCGCGAAGCGTGAAAAACCGGACAAGTCCCTGAATATATTTCGACGTTCCACCGCCTGAACCTTTTCCGCCGTAGGGGATGCGGTTTGCCGGAACGCCAAATTCCATTACCAAACCGTAATCCAATGCCGTCATTACCGCCGTGATCGTATTGCCGTCCGTCTGAATGTCGAAGGAAATAGAATCTTCCAGCGCACCGGTAAGCCGGTGCCCCTGTGCCCTTAGTTCAGCAATTAACCGCTTTTGTAGGTCGGTCATTGCCGCTCGTATGGCGGGAGTTAGTTTGTCGGCGACGGTTGGCATACCCTAACACGTTTTGCACCCGGCTTCCTGCGCTAATACGCCAAAGTCGGTTTCGGTGAAATTCCACTCCGGAGTAACACAACCAGACGTGGCAAACCGGAGGTTGATTGCCGTACCGTATATTTTTTCTGCCGACCGCTCCACCCTGAAAAACGGGGCTTCGCGGTTGAGTGCTTGTGATGCGGTCAGGATTGACGGCGCTTTGAAGTTTGCCGAAACAATCCGCTGAGCCGCCAAAGCCTGCGCTACAAAATCTGCATTCGCCCAAACATCCGGCCCGCTGTCAATCGAATACCCGCGTGTATATTCCAGATATTTCAAACAGGATTGCAGCACGGTTTGCGTATCGAAATATATTTCGTTTATCGTTCGGGCATTGCACCCTACACACTTACGCCCGTCCGGGTCGTCTGACCACACATCCAACACGCCAACCTGCACATTATAGATAAATTTTGGAGCGCCCCCGAACGGATCAACCATTACGTTAGAATCAACCTCGGCGGCATATAAAAGCGGGAACGCCCAGGTAATTGCGTTCGGGTTGTACTGCTTTTCATGCCAAAGGCGCGACCAAAAGAACGGCTTATCCTTGTCGCATACCGTAGCGCCAAGGTTTTGCGTCGATATTTCCACCGCCCCTGAACGCTGCAACACTCTCCACGTTTGCGGCTGATTGCATTTCAATTCCTGTGCCGGGTAGAACCGGACAGAATCACGGAGCGCGGCGTATATGTCAGGTAGTTGTATTGTCATTTTCTTATGGTTAGAATTGGCCGGTCATATCATTTGCCGTGATACGTGCCCATGCGCTTTGGCTTCAAACGTGTCATATTCCACTTTGATTTCGCCTTGCGAACATTCTCGAAGTTATCAAACAGGTTAACATAAAGTTGGTCGCTAATGTGCCGTTCAATATTCTTATTAATTATCCGTTTTCCGGTGTCAGTCAGGCATAGGGCTTCGACAAAGGTTAGTATTTCAACGGTCATAGATTCGCGTTTTCCATGCTTATAAATCTAACAGCGTCTACAAAGTTACTTCTTTTAACCGCTTCGACGGCACTTTTACCGGCTTCGACAAACCACGCCCTTTCAAGGAGTTTTAGGTAGATTTGCCGGTGTCCGATTTCTTCAAAGACTTTTTGGGAGTGTTCAAGCGCCCGGTTGTAGGCGTCTTGTTCCGCCCGGCGCGCCTTGCTATCCGTTGAACGAGGCCGATAGCGTGGTTGCTCAAAGTACCAACGGCAGCGCCCGTCACCACGGAGGGCCTCATCAAACCGGCTAAAAAAAAATCCACATCCAACGCTGTGCCGGCGTCAATTTCGGCAAAATGCAGCGCCCGCGTATTGATGAAGTTTTCGATTTCACTTTCCCCGACCGGCAGCCGTTCACCCTCTTTCAGTGCAAGAACTGAAAGCAGTTGCAGGTAGTAGGAATACAACCCGCTGCCCTCAGGGTCTTTCGTCGTGTCAATCAACCGCTTTGCTATGCGGCGAATTTCGTAAGCCTCAACCATTTGCCCGGTTTCAAGGTCGGGCAATAGCGGCATGGCCGACAGGGTTTGTATTCCGATAATCGGGATAGTGAACCGTTCGCCCTTGTAGTCGAAATAACAATCTGCCTGCGTCCGTATCCTTGCCTTGAATGTGCCGACCAAATTGGCTATCCAGACGTAAAGCGATTGCAGGCCGCCGGACGGCATATCGTCTATTTGCCCGTAATGGGCCTGCATGGCGTCCGTGATCGAAACGCCGAAAAATTCCCCGACGGCTTTTGCCAAAACGCGGGCCACGTTGACATCCCCGGCCTCGATTCGCTCTTTGTCGTGTAGCGGTTCCTCCGCCTTGATGAAGTCAATATACCGGTTTAACGGCACTTCATACAGCGAGCGGTAGGCCGGCAGTTCGGCAATGACCGTTCCGTCAGGTTTGCGCAGTTTGATTTTGTTGATAACGTCGGTCATTAATCGCAATTTCCATTGTGAATAAAACCGGGGGTGTTCACAAACTCAAAATCCTCAAAGTCGTCGAGTTTGCCGTTTAGCAAAACTGGTATCCATCCTTCTTGCGTTTCGTCTATGCGTGACCAATCAAAGGCTATTTTCCAACGCCAGCCACGTGTATATTCAGCGGCGTATTTATCAAAATCCTCTGCGAGTTTATTCCTATTTTCGGCAAATTCAGGCAAACTAAGATTAGCGCATCCATATTTGCAGGTATTGAAATCTGAAGCGAATTGACCTACATTAATCAAAAAGCCTTCCGCTTTCGGGTGTGTACACCCAATCCCGCCACATTGCGCGGTATAATGTATTCCGGTATCCATGCAGACGATAAGCCCGGTATCGTATGGGCCGATAACATAAGATGAATCAATTATTTTCATTTCTTCCCGATTAACTGTTTCATCATTGCGGCCATTTGCGCGGCGCTGTCCGGTAGGTCATCGGCTTGCACGTTCAACGCTTTCAATGTCGCCAAAATACGCGGTTCGCCGAATTGCCCCAGGATGGCGCGGGGCTTCATTACGGCGGCTACTTCCTTTTCAGAATCGGAAAGCGGGCCCGTCTCCGATTCATCCCCCGCAACAGGACTTTGGCTTTTTTGCTGCCATGGCGATTGCGGGCGCGTTGGCTGCTCTTGTTGCGGATCGGGGGGCAGGGAAACTTGCACGGCGTTTGATGGGGCTTTCATCTCCCCCAAGCGGCCTTCGGGGGATTTTGGGTGTACGAATTTTTGCAGGCCGTCGCTTTGCGCGGGCAACGATATGGTCGCCTGCTTAGATGCCGTGTTCTTTGCCCGGCGCTTTTCGGTTGCTGCGTTTGCCCCGGCTTGCGCCCAATGGCGCTGCATCCACGTGGATAATTCGCGGGCGAAGATATGAGATGGCCCGCCTGGTAGGCTTATCGCATATTCGTACACCTCCGAAATGTGGTCGAGGGCTTGTTCTTTTGTTACTGCCATGTTGTAAGGTTTTACCCGGCCCGCATTTGTCGTGGCCGGCGTTGTTTGCTTTGTGGTAGATCGAATATTGCCCGCATCGAAAAACAATCGGCAAAGTCAGGGCTGCGCCCGATGCGGTCTTTGATTTCTTCTTTTGCTACGATCTGGTACTTTCCACCATCTGGCGTGTCTTTGCGGCGTATTGCCCTCAATTCCTGTGCCAGCGCGCTTTGCAAATGTACGCTTTTTGTATCAAAAGCGGCTTCACAATCATTCACCTTTTGCGCTGCAAAGTGGTATGCCTGAGCGCGAAGGTTTCTGAATGCCGGGCGGGGCAGGATTTTCTTTTGCAGGTCTGTTTTGTCGTCGTTGTCTTCCAGCGGAGCATTTGCCCCGACAAACGGCATGGCCGTCCGAAGGAATCCCTTTAGCCCGATACCGACCCCGCCGGCGTCGAAGGCACACCGCTGCCCAGGTATGCCGTATTCAGACGCTACGGACTGTATTTTGCGCACCACCTCATCCCCTTCACTTTTCGGCATTGTCCGGACGTCGATCACCGTCCACCCATCCCAAACCATAATCACAAACATATCGGCCCCGGTAAAGGCAACGTCGGCAGTCAGGTATCGCGTTTGGCCACCTGGCAAAAACGCGCCGTTGGTAAACAGGTCTTCAATTGAATCATCCCGGAAAAGGCGCGTTGCCATGTCGTCGAGGCTGCCCCATTCGCCAAGGCCATACACGGCATATTCATCCGGGTTTGTCCGTTTCAGAATCTCGTATTGTTCATGCGTTTCTGCTGGCAGGAAATGGTTATCCCGGTACGTCGTTTTCAGGGCAAACGTATCATAGTCGTTCTTTTCAAAGAATGTTCTATGTATCCAGTTTTCTTTGGCAATAGGGTTGAATGTAAGGTAAATGTGGTTACTTGCCTTGCTACACCTAAGCCGCCTGTCTAATTCCGTGAAGTCTGTTTCTGTTACGCTGCCCCGGCGGTCGATAGGTTCTTCAATCCAAATATCTGTCAGGTCTGGTATTGATTTCAACTTGTCCACGTCATCCAAACCTCCAGACATCAACATATTGCCGGTTAGCAGGCACGTTATATCCATATCCGACTTGTTTACCTTGAAAAACTGGTCGAAGCGGTAACGTTTAATCAAATCTTGGAAAAGGGAAAATTGACTGTCTCGTACTGTTATCTGATATTTACGACAAAACAACCCCCGGAAATAGGGCTGCCGCATGGACTTCAAAAGTAGTTCCGTTGCCGTTACGTCGCTCTTTCCGCTTGCTGAGCCGCCGTAGCGTATTTGGATGCGTTCGGGCCGGTATAGGTGAGGGAGGTAAACGTCATTGATAATAACAGGGTACCCGCCGCCGTCTTTTATCCCGGCAACCAATTTAGAATCGGCAAGCGCCCGGCTTGCCTTAATCCTACTTATCGCCGGTAGCGTTTGTGCCCCCATGTATTATTTTTTGCATCGCGTCCAATTGTTCGTCGCTTAGTTCCCGGTCATCTGCCGTGACATTCTGCACGTTTAGGTCTACGTTCTGCTTTGACTTGCCGTGCGCTCGGTCTAACATCTCCCTGAGAATGTCAAGCGACTTTTTGCCCAATAACTCTTTTGCCGCCAACCGGACCACCATCGGCATGTCATTTGTTTCATCTTCGATTTTGCCGGAAATGTCCTTTACGTCTAACAGGTGCAGGGCCAAAACGTACTCAAAGGCTTCCTTCACTGCTTCCGGCGTTGCCCGCTCGATTCCCCGCTCTTTCCACTCCTTTGCCAGTTGAGAGAATACACGGGCTTTACGGCCCCTGTTTGGGGGCTGATTAGTAGTAGAGAACGGCTTAGGGTTGTCCTCCGGCCTTATTGCTTTATCTCCTCCTGGCATATTTCTCGACGTTTGCACGACGAATACGATAACTTTCGTACTTGTTGCAAAAACAATGCCGCCGAACGTTTTTACACACCGACGGCACAAAAATAATGTATTTTACCTAAAAAGCGAGGGCCATTTGTTCGGCCTTGCTCCAAACGCCTGTATTGCGCAATGCGAGGTGATCCATGTCACGTTCCTGAAAAGACAATTCCGTTTCCTCGTTTGCGAAAAGGCTAAGGTCGTTTTTTATGTAGAACGGCTTGTTGTGCCGCCTCATTATGGCAATAGCATCATTCAAAAATTTTGTCCAATCAAACCTTTTTTCGTGATTCGGAAAGTGGTTTAGTTTTCCGATCTTGTATGCGTCAACATACGGGGCCGTATGTTCCATGATTTCCAGCGATTGTTCCGGGTAAATTACCGGCTCCATGCTTGCCCATGTCTTTACTCCTGCCTCGTGTAACGCCTTTAGTGCGCCAAAACGTTCTTTTGGAAGCGCGGCGTTCTTTTCCCATTTGCACGTATCGGCATCGCTGGTAAAGGTAAGCGATCCGCCAACCTGGATATTTTCGCCGAACCGCTTAATTACTTCCAAGTCTTGCAAGACGTTGTAACCGCCTTTGGTCAGAATGGAAACCGGGATACGGTACTCAAATAGCATTTCCAAAACCCGCCTGGTCAACTTTGTATCGTTGTTGAAGTGGCTGTAAGGGTCAGTCAGGAAGGAAAGGAATACTTGAAACGTCGAATCGGCGTACTTTCGGCAAGATGCCTCAATTTCTTTGAGAAGCGCCTTTTCCTCTTTCATGTAAACGTTTGAATGCACGTAACCAGCATCAAAACGTTTCATCATTTTGGGCACGTAACAATAAACGCACCCGTGATCGCATCCTTTAATGTAATTCATTGCAAGCGGGCTATACTCCCGCGCTGCCCCGGAGGGCTGGTAAATTGCTGCCATTTCATCTTGTTTTAGTTAGATAATGGATGCAATTTATTGTCTTTCAGTGAGTTATCCAAATTAAACCAAAAGTAATTTTTCCGGTCAATAAAATAACCGTGTATTTCCTTTACGCCATTGTTTCCTAAGTAGTTCTGCATTTTTTGTATGCCGTTTTTGCAAAAAAGTGTCGGGCACTTGTCTACCATATCCGAACTAAATCCGTTAGCGTTCAATATGCTGGAATCCAGCATACCAAAACCTGACTGAATGAAGGTGCAATGCACCAATCCTGAAAATCCGGAATTAAAAACAACATCAAGTTGCTTTGCCGGGGAGCCGTATGCGTCAAGATCAATAATGTCAAACTTTGAAAGGTCTAAGGACATCAAAAATTTGATGTTATCACCTTTCAGGTAAATACCTTTCTTGTCCTCTTTTTTGTCAATTCTAAGGACGTTTATTTTTTTGTCTGGAAATTGTTTTTTTACGGCCCGCCAAATAACGCCATCCCCGGCGAAGGCTTCGCATACCCTTATTTGTGGCTTTTGAATCAGCCGGACAGTATCGGCCCTAAGCCTTACCTTTTCCGCTAAATGGCTGTTGTCAGTTTGAAGACTGCTCATATTCGACCAATGGCATAGCCGCTATTTTTTCAATATACTCCTGAATATCTACGAGCAAATACGGTGGGAAAGAAAAAAGTATGTGCGTTCTTTGGTACGGGGAAATGCTTTTTGTTTCCGGATCGCTATCTGTTTGGGATTGTTCAATGTCCGGAACATCAACCCCCCAATCCGCCAACTCCTCCGCGTCCCATTGGTTTGCCAGCATATCCCAATCGTGTTCGCCCATTTCAACATTATCGGCAATGATAAAGCGCCGTATCTCATCTTCTGTTAGGTCGGAGCCATCGACAATCCAGTTTTCCGGCACGGCCTTCTTTTCGCGTAAAGTTTCCCAAAGTTGAAATTCCGGTTCCCGACCTTTCAGGATTTCCAACAGTTCCGATTCCGGCATTTTCAGAATATCCAGAATTGCCCGCCAACGCTGATTTCCTCCCAGAATCATTTTCGAGCGGTCAACTACGATACCGCGTTTGTCGAGCATCTTAGGAAACTGGGCAACCGACCGTACCAATACGCGGTACTTCTCATCCCGGATAATGCGCGGATTTGCCGGATTGAGTTTAATTTTCCCTGGTGAAACATAATTCATCGGCGGTAAAAGTACAAATTTTGTTCCACTTTGAAAAACCGCCCCGGCATTTGCACCGGAGCGGATATGTAAGGTTAAACCAAGATGACTTTAAAACCGGCCCGCCCAAACACCACGACATGAAAAGCAGGCCGGGCAATATCAAAACAAAACGAAATTTATTCTTTGCGTCTGAGCGTCAATTTGACTGCCCCGGCCTTGTATGTGTAATCCTGTACAATTGTTGTCCGGGTCGTGTCGCCCGGCTGCCAGACCCGGATAGTACATTTCCGTCCCTTTGCCCGAGTCTTGAATCGAAAGTACCCGCTTTGCGCCGTTCGGATTGCAGTACGGGCGCAGTCGATGCTCACCATCGCGTCCCGTACCGGCGTTCCTTGTTCGTCGGTCACTACCCCTGTCACGGTCTTGCAGGCTTGTAGGGCGAATATGAATATGAAATATAGCAGGCCTTGTTTGATCTTTTCCATGTGCCAAATGTACGGCTTTTTGTTTGGAAAACAAAAAACACCCTGGTTGACAATTATCTTTCTTGTTCAGGCCAAACGTAACCGCGCTGATCAGACTGCGATTGCGGCCTACGTTCGTCACGCCCCTGGTTCTGTGCCGTTTGGTTGTCCCGGCTTTCTGTTTGCCGAAGGCTTACCAACAGTGTCCGCATATCTGAAAGTATTGTTTCCAGATTACGTGCAAGGTTTTCAAGGCGCTGCCAAACCCCGTACAATTCCGGGTTGATGCCGGCAAGGTATTGGTTTAGCATGGTGCTGCTGCCCTTAATGTACTGCCATGCGTTTGCCGGTATCGCGTCGGCTTTCAGGTCAACGGCACACTTTTGTTTGTACGCTATTTCAGCGGCTGCCTTTTCGTTGCCCAGGTAAATTAGGTGCGTGTGAACCTCCCCGTACCACTTCAACAGCCAGTCCATATCCGTTAAATCGGGGCAGTCGTTTATATAGCCTTCGATTGTGGCACAGGTTGTTTGCCACTTTTCGATCTGTGCAGAAAGTTCGGGTGTCATAGCGCCGGGTTGTAGTGAATCGTTACGGGTTTCGCGGCAAACCTGCCCTCTAACAAGGCCTTGCGTTGGCAGATCAACGCCAACTTCGCCGCGTCGCGTTGATCCTGATTGGTCGGGCCTGCCGGCAATAAAATTCCTTCTTGCTTCATAAGGCCGAAAAAGATACGGGTGTCCGTTATTTTGGCCCCCTTGTCTTTCGGGCTTACCTGGAATACCTGCCGCGCTCCGTATCGAAGTACGGCACTTTCATACGCCAACTGGCTAACCGCCTGGTTGCACCCCACATTCCGGCCCTTGCGGGCGACTTCCTGTTTTGTTCCCGTCGTGTCGAAGGACTTGTTTTGCAAATTTGAGTTCTCGACGCAAACAAAACACATGGCCGGCGCATCGGACGAACGGAGCCAATCATGCCACGTCAACAGGTCGAACGATTTGAAAACAATCGTCCGGTCTGTCATGTCCAGAATGGCCGCCCAAAAACCTCCTTTGCGAAAGGCCGGGTCCACTCCGATATAGACGGGCGATTGGCGTATCATACTGTTTCAAATATTTCCCGCTCCACAATTGCGCGGTCAAAAACCAGAATATTCGGATCGTCAAACCCGAATATTGAAACGCAAAGGAACGGCAGTTTAAGTTGCTTCGGGTCTATGGGGTCGGGCCGGTTATCCGGATTATCGCGCTCATCGTCCGAAAAATGGATACACTGTGCTGGTAACTCCTTTTCCGTTCCGCCCATCCACAAAGACACGTCCGGGGGGATAACGCCGCTCATCCATCCAAAATCCAGCGCGTATTTCGCCGCACATTCGACACCGGCTAAAACTGCCTTTTCCGCCTCCGACAAATCAAAATTGTCGGCATTGTCCGAGTGACGGCTTAAGTACGACTTTACGCACCTGTCGCAATTGTGGCCGCTCCAAACCATTGCCTCGGTGCCGTTTGAGAACGGGGCAAAGCCTGTTTGTTCGCCTACTTGCCGGATGATGTCTTTCGCGTTCATGATCGCAAATATCCGTACTTTTATTCTCGATACCAAACTTTTCCGCAAATAAAAAACGCCGGTACTTTTACCGGCGCTGGTTTCCCGTAATTTCTCATGAAAAGTCTGCTACAAATATACTCAATCGGTTTGGTTTTGCAAAAAAATAGCCCGGAAAGTATCACTACTCGCCGGGCGCTAATAAACCCCAAAAAACCATGTAGCGGTGGCCGGATTTGAACCGACGCCCTCCAGGTTATGAGCCTGGGAATCTACCCCTAATATACACCGCGACACAAAGTTAATCTTATCCTGGAATTTTCCAACGTTTTTCCGGCAAATAGTGATTCGCCTCAATCCCTTCCAGAAACCGGAGGGCGACAACCGCCGTTTGTATCGCCTCTTTGTAACAATCCGATTCGGGCGCATTTTCGTACACGTGCATCACTGCCGCCCGGATTAGTTCGCCGCTTTCCTCGCTGACAATGGCCGCCGCGTGTATCGGGTCGGTGGGCCATTGCGGGAATTTTGATTTGGCGCGTTCCAGTTCGGTTAAAACGGCTGTCATGATGTGTTCGGTATGGATGTTTCGATTGTATATGTCATATTGATGCCATTGAAAAAATGTCCAGTTGTTGTTTTTCCACCTCCAAATTTGTCATATTCTTAACCCCGACGTCAAAATACTGTTTTTTCAACTCAAACGCCAACCCCCGCCGGCCCATTTTGACGGCCTGATAAATCTCGCTGGAAATTCCGCCAAACGGGGTAAATACCAAATCGCCGGGATTTGTGTATAGTCCTACCAATCGCTCAATCGTCGGCAGTTGCAAAGGACAAATGTGTTTGCCGTCCTTTTGTTCCCGCGCTTCATTCTTGTTCAGCGTGTCGCCCTGGTCAATGTCCATCCAAACCGGCGATGCCCACTTTTGCCAAAGTTCAACCGGAATATCCACCGATACCGGGTTATCCCGGTCGCCGTCTTTTCGGAATGTCAGCACGTAGTCGGGAATACCCACCCGGCTCATCGTCGCATCTTTTTTCAGTTGCTTATGAAGTAGGCCGAGCGCCTTGGTTCTTTGCATTTCAGTTACCGGGTTTTTCCAAATCGTTACCCGGCTGTGATAGATAAAACCGGCATGGTTAGCCATTTCTTCCTCTTTTTTCTTCAGCCAACCTGACATTATTGTATAGGTTATTTCGCTATTGGCCCCCATTTGTTCTGCGCGTAAAAGTCCCATCCGGACCTCATCAATAAGCGCCATTTCTTCTTCTGTTATACCACACATTGCCCGCAAAATCATTCCGGAAAAGTCACGAAGGCCGATAAATCCATGCTTGCCTTTTTGGATCGGCAAATCCATGCAATGTATCGACACGTTACGGCCCGAACGCATCACCCGGAAAAGTTCTTTAGACAAAAACTGGAATGCTGTAACAAACTCGCTGTAATTCCTGCTATTCCCCATATCTTCCAGTTGGTCGGAATAAATATACAATTCCGGGAACGGGGGAGAGAAAACAGAAAAGTCTACACTTTCGTCGGGTAGTTCCTGAACAAGTTGTACGCAATCACCCAATCGATACTCCCACATATCGCCTTTTTTTACTTCGTATTCGCGCTCCATTTTTAGAAGGTTTCCGGTTTGAATGTTTTTGTTTGAGTATTCGGCCATTTTGGCCTGCATTTTTTCAAATTGCCGCTGCTTCGTTTCAATCGCATGAATTACGTTTTGCATCGTGTCGGTTGTCACAATGTAGATATTAACTTCGCGCTGTTGGCCGAATCGGTAAGATCGGCGAATCGCCTGGTAAAGTGATTCAAAAGAGAAGTCGAGTGACGCAAATACCTGGTTGCGGCAATTCTGGAAATTAAGGCCATATTGAGCGATCTTTGCCTTTGTGACAAGAACGCGGTGCTGTCCTTTTGCAAAACCGAGTAATACGTTTTCTTTCCGCTCTACACTGTCACTGCCACGAACCTCTACGGCGTCCGGTATCCGCGACATCAAGTAGTCGGCTTCCTCGTTCTGTTTTACCCACACGATGAAACTTTCGTAGGAGTTATTTACAATGTCGATTACCTCAGACATACGCTCCACTTTGGTTAAGCGAAGTTCGCCGTTAAAGTCGGTAGCGGATACAGCGACATCGTTAAAAAAAGTGCCGTTATCGCGCTTTGGCGTTACGATCTGCTTTTCGATGAAATTTAGCGGCGGAAGTTCGTACCCGATTGCTGAAAATCCAATATCTGACGGCTTCGTGAGCATTACAGACCAACCGGCAACCCATTGCCAAAATATTTCTTCGCTGTGGCCTTTTAGCCGCCATTTCGCCGTTTCTCCGCCATCATGCACGAAGTACATTGCCAGCATTTCGTTGCGGGGCATCACGTTAAGGAATTCGGAATGGTTGCCCAATTCCATAAAGTCGTTTGGCGACGGGGTAGCGGTACAGGCGAGTTTAAACGGCGTGTGCATGAACGCTTCTATAATTGCGTTTTTGGTCGCTCCTTCGTGATTTTTTAGTAGACTGCTTTCGTCGAGTACAACCCCCGAAAAAATGGAAGGGTCTATGTTTTCGAGTTGGTCGTAATTCGTTATGAATATGCCAGAGTCAAAGACATCACTTTTAAGTCGATCAATGGCAATTCCGAATTTTTCACCCTCCTGAATTGTCTGCCCGGAAACAGCAAGCGGGCAAAGGATCAAAACGGGCTTATCCGTGTGCTTTACCACGTGACGCGCCCATTCCATTTGAATCAGCGTTTTCCCAAGGCCGCAATCGGCAAACACGGCATACTTACCGGCCTTGAGCGCCTTTTTTACAATAAAACGCTGAAAATCGAAAAGGTGCGGGTTAAGGTCGGATTCATCTACATGAAAACCGCTTTCCTCGATTCTTACTTTCTTCTGTTCGAGGAAGTTTAAATAATCTGTATTCATAATAAGTCATTTTGTTTCCACAAAAGTACAGCCTTTTATCTACTTTACAAATTTCCGTACATTTATTTTTACAATAAAAAATCCGCATCGAGATTTTACCCCAATGCGGACAAAACAAAATGAAATACCAATTTGGTATTTTCAGGTAACCTTCCCTTTCGGGCGGCCCCTGGTGTCAAACATTTCTGCTTCCGGCACATTTTCCAGTATCGCCGGGAATAACCCTTTATCAACCACCGCCTTCAAAACGGCGCTTGCCATAAACATCAGCGAATAGCACCGTTTGCCGTTCGCTTTCTGAAAGTCATTTGCCGATTTTATCCACGTCCGGAACTCTGCCGGAATGTCTACCCGTGTGGCCCAATCCTGTGTTTTTTCGTTTTCCCTGTTTCTTTTTGCCATCATACTATTTTTTGTTCTCGCACAAAAGTACGGGTTTTTTAGAAATGCGGGGAAATATTTTTCTAACTGGCATTTACCGGAAATTCACCCTAATCGGGCGAACGACGGCAAACTTGGAGTTAGACGAACATTGAAGTATAAAGTTCTTTGATCGCTTTTTTCCGGCAAGCGGCGCACATAAATTCATCGGGCGGCATTTCATCGAATAGAATAGTATTCAACCCTAATTTGGGGTCAATCCATTCGTATTTGCCACAAGCGGAGCGCAAAGCACCTTTTTCGTTTTTTTTGAAGTAATGCGTTTTGCCAAAGTTGACTTCTGAAAATCCGTATTCAGCCATTGTTTTGTTTTTTAATCGTGAAATAAATGCGTCTAACCCTGCTTGCCCGTACACCTTGCCCTAAGCGGGCAGCGGCGTACAAGCCAGTTAAAAAGGTATTGTTTCGCTATCCAAATCAGGCCTTGCGCTTGCCGGGATCGTGTAATCAATCACATCCGCCGTGACCGGGCGCGAAACCGGTACATCGTTAATGTCGGAAAACCGCGTCGTCGAATCCGTGAACCGCATTTCTACCGTATCTAATGCCCCGTTACGGTGTTTGGCAACAATAAATTCGGCAATGCCTTTCAGGCTGCGCCCGTTTCCGTCTTCGAATATCCCGTAGTATTCCGGTCGGTAAATGAAGGAAACAATGTCCGCTTCCTGCTCGATTGCCCCGCTCTCGCGAAGGTCTGATAATTGCGGGCGCTTACTGCCTCCCCTTGTTTCAACTGCCCTATTCAGTTGCGAAATGGCAATTACCGGCACGTTCAACTCCTTTGCCAAGTTTTTCAGCCCCCGCGCAATGGAGGATATTTCTTGCTCACGGTTTCCACCGCGCTCGCTGTTGATGCCAGACATTAATTGCAGGTAGTCGATAATCACCATGTCAACACCATATTTCAACTTCATCCGGCGGCAATTAGACCGCAAATCAAATATGTTAATCCCCGGCGTGTCGTCGATGTGGATCGGTAGCACCTCTAACTTTTCAACAGTTGCTTGTAATTCCAGCCATTCGTATTCGTACAATTTCCCGTTTCTTAGGCGCAAACCATGTATTCCGCTATCACTTGAAAGCATCCTGACGCCTAACTGATTTTTCCCCATCTCCAGGGAAAATATGGCAACCCTTTTCCCGTGTAGTTTTGCAGCATTCAATGCCATTTGCAGGCAAAGGGCCGTTTTTCCCATCGAGGGCCGAGCCGCAATGATTATCAGGTCAGTGTTTTGCCACCCGCCCGTAACTATGTCCAAATCTGCGAACCCGGACGGTATTCCGGTAATTCCATTTTCTATTTTCGCGGCGGCTTCAATGTCTATCAGCACATCCGAAATCACACGCCTGAACGGGGTCGCCCCGCGTGATTTCATTTCACCAAGGGCGAATATTTCACGCTGGCATACGTGCAATGCTTCGAAAACGTCCTGCTCTTCGCTGTATCCTTCATTGACCATCTTTTGCCCCAATCTAATCATTTCCCGCTGCAACGCCTTTTGGGCAATTATCCGGGCGTGGTATTCGATGTTTGCCGCCGAGGCGACCCGGTTGGTAAGTTCTGCAAGGTAGTGCGATCCGCCGGCGGCCTGTAACGTGCCATCCGTGCGCATCTGATTCGATACTGTCAGCAGGTCCACTGGCTCCCCTTTACCGTACAACGCCAGGCAGGCCGCGTAAATGTCGGCGTGCGCGGCCCTGTAAAATGATTCTGGACGAAGTATGTCAACCACAATCGGCAGGGCTTCGCGGTCGAGCATCAACGCGCCTAAAACCACCTGTTCTAGTTCGACGGCCTGCGGGGGCAGTTTGCCGAACATTTCAGGCAGTGCCGGCGGTTGTTCCGGCTTGCGGTGTTTTCCGTTACCGTTGCGAGTGTGGTATTGTGCGGTTGGTTCGGACATTAGGCTTTAAATTTTGCAACAATCCCTTTTTTTGAAAATTTCAAAAGTTCAGGCAATTCTTTTTCGGGATAATCAGATGCGTATTTTGGCCCAAACATTGATTGCACGAAAATGCAGGCAAGGTCGCACCGTTCCGCCTCAACCTCGATAAGGCCGTCTTTGTCCCAGACCTTTCCGCCGACAACGTCGTGCCGGTGAATTTGACCGCATGTAAAATAAAACTTTGACATATTGTTTTGTTTTAAAGTGAAAATAACTGTCGTTTCACGATGACTGCCGCTAAGCGCGGCAACCCGCGAAACTTGGAGTTATGCAAAATCAAAAACCGGAACGGGCTTACCTTCTTCACTTATCACTTCGGTTGTATGAATTTGAAGAAGTCCGCCAAGCGTCCAATCACAGCCGCGACCATTTACCCAGCGGCCAATACATGAAAAATAAAACTTGCCATCTGGTTCATTTACCTTATTTTCAAGGAAATCAGAAAGCGATTGAACGCCGCCGCATGAGGGGCATTTGAATTTCCAGTTTTTTATATCAGTGCCAAATTTTTCGGTACCGATTTTTTTCCACTCATTCAGGTTTAGTTGGATGCGGCTTGATACTGGCTTTATTACGTGTTGCATGGTGTGCGTAGTTTTAATGTGAAATAAAAGTCGCATAACCCCGCTTTCCCGCCCATGCTTCTTACACAGGCGCACACGCGGGAAAGCCTCAGTTAATCATAATACCCGTTTTCAAATGCGATTCTGTTTATCTCCGGCTTTTGCCGGATCGTCATAACCTCGCCCTCATATTTCAAAGCCACCTCCTCGTACTGCTCGCCTGGCAATATCTTGCCTCCGTCGCGGTAAGCCTTTACGACTTTCCGAAAATCGGAAAATCGGAAACCGCCCCTCCTGAAAGAGGTGTCCGCGAACAAATAAAGGCAGGCGTTGCACTCGTACTCTTTCCGGGCCTTTCGCTTTGTTATTCGTATCGTTTCCATGTTTCAAATTTTAATTTTGAATGATACCAGCCCATAAGCGTCCGGGTCAATTGCCACCACATGACCAGCGGCAACCATCGCCCTCAGTTCTTTCGCTGCCTGCTGTGCCGGCAGGTCTGGTAAAGCATCTATAAGCGCCCATGTACTAACCCCGCACCCAGTTATTTCGGGATCGTAGGAGTCTTTGTCCGGCCCGGTTTGAAGGGCTTTAATCGCATCAAATATTGTTTGTTGCGTTTCGTTCATGTTGTTTTGTTTTTATCGTAAAAAAGTCGGTTAAAGACCCACAATTCGAGCGCCGTAAATTCGCTCCTAAAATCTCGAATGTCCTGGTAAAATGTGGTGTTGAAAGAATAATCCCGCCGCCATTCACCCTCACCATTCAGGCGAAAATAAGTTGCAAAAGCATTCAGGTTAAACCGGATATTGTCTGGCTCGTTCGGATTTTTTGCACAGTCGCCTTTCCAAACGTCGATGAATCCTTCTTTGCAGGGGATGCGGACAAATTCTACCCAACCTTCTTTCATTTCAACATTGCGCTTATCGCCTCGGCGCCGGCCGCCGGGCTTGTCATGTATAATAACTCCATTTGCCGTACAAAATCCTTAAATGTTATATTAACCCCGCAAGCAGATATTTTAAGGTATGTCTCCCTTAGTTCGGCAAGTTGTGCTTTCGTGAAAATTGTTTCAGTGTTCATCTTCCACGTTTTTCGGCTGCCCTTAAATCAGCCGGGTTATAAGTTTGCCCGCCCTGCTTTGCGCCTTCTTCCCGTTCCCGCTTTATCAGGTAAAGGAAATGCTGCTCAAGGGCCGCGTGTTGCTGCTGGAATGATTCGCTGCCCCGGTTCTGTTTAATCCGGCTGGCACAAAACAGGCTTACGGCCTCTTTCAACTTCGGGACCGTGTACCGCTCCATGCCGGGATGCCGGAGCAGGGATTGATATTTGTCCTTGTTAGCATTGTAAAACTTCGATATTTCCATAGTCATCTCTTCCGGAGTCGTGGCCCGGGGGCCGTCCTGCATCGAATACCTGGCGCAAGGCCCTGCGGTGGGCTTCGCGTCTTTCGATGGGTAAATGCCTTGGTACGTGTGGGCTATGCTGTACCCGATTGCGGCGCGTCCGGCTTCCGGATCGTAGTTCACCGTTCTGGCCAGTGCCATGATCGTCGCGGCTTCGGTTTTGGCTGTTTTGTACGCGCCCTTCTTTTCGCGGCGCTTGTAGTCGGTCCATTCGCTCCAGGCGTCGCGAATGGCATGGAAAAAGTCCAGCACTTCAGGCGTTTTGATTTCCGCGCAAATTTGGGCGGTCCGGTTTTCTGCCGGGCTTTTCCGGGCTTTTCCGTTCGTCGGTGCCGTGCCGTTGTACCGCCGTTGCAATTCGGGATTTAAAAAAATGGGGGGTGGATTATTGGAAAAGCACTCTGCCTTGAGTGTGCCGGCATCTTGCGACGCGGGTTTTTCTTTTTTCAGGGAATCGTAAAAGGCGTTTGCCTCTGCCCGGCTTTGCTGCTCCAACCCGTGCAGGTCTTCGCGTTCGGTGTCGGTTAGGGGTTGCTCCGGGATTTCGCCCGCCGGAGTGGCTGTTTCTGAATCGGCTGCATCGAAGGTAAAGGTTTCGCCCTCCACGACCGTAACGGCTAATTTTTCTTTTTCGATTTGGTCAGGGGTGAAGGTGGTAACGAAGGTTTCTTTTTCAGAAACCGGCGTATTTATTTCTCTCTCTAATTCTTTCTTAATATCTAACTTATATACTTCGGAAAGTTTCTTTCCGCCAAAGTCGGTTTCCGTGGAAAGTTTCTTTCCGTGGCCGTGGAAAGTTTCTTTCCGTGCGTTTTTCTTTTCCTCAAACTCCTTCTGTAAAGTTTCTTTCCCTGCAAGTTCCAGGTCAATCCATTTTGAGGTCGCCCGAAACCACCCCTTCGCGCCAAAAACCTCAATCAAACCCTTTGCCTCCATCCGCAATAACATTGGCCGAAGTGATTGCCGCGATATGCCGACGAAATAGGCTACTTCGTCTTTTTCGTCTGTACACCAACCGGCCTTAATCATTCGCGGGTCTGCCTGCCGGTAGTGGGTGTACTTGCATAAGGCGTATTCGTCGCGGGTAATGTCGAGGTCGCGCCTTAATTGTTCCGTTATGCTGGTTGCGGCCATTAACAGTTTGTGTTCTTTTGGCGCTTTGATTTCGGTTGACTTTGCCATGATTATGCGGATTTAGAAGCGAAAAGGTTGTCAAGTTCTTTTACCGACCAGTACCGTTTTGTGCCGCCCATCTTGACTATTTGGGCCATACCCTTGCCTTTTAATTTTATTCCACGCTTTTTAACATACGCTCCAAATACTGTTACAAATTGCTGTATTGGGATATGGGTGTTATATTTCGGCTGGAATTTCCAAAGGCAATAAGCCTCGTAAAGATTTAAATGATCTTGGTGGCACGGCATTATGTGGTATCTCGAAAAAACCTTTTCGCCCTCAAATATGTGCCTTCTAACTCGCAAATCGCAGTCAATAGACTGGCCCACATAAACGATCTCGTTCCCTTCGATTAAGAAGTATATACCGCAATCTGGCTTTGCCGGCAACGGCAGTGAAAACTGCAATATATTTTCTTTTTCCTGCACTCTTGCAGGGTCAAAAACTGGATTAGAATATTCCATAAGTGCATAAAAAAACCCTTTGTAAGGGTCACGGGCAGGTAGGAAACTGCATAGGGGGACATAGCAACCCCTAACCGTGCCCCTTAACAAAAGGGCTGAATGAAAACTAAACTCTTTTGCTATGTCAGTAAAACCGGTTTCCTACGCCGGAGTGCTTTTGTAAGCGGTACAAATATACGGGTTTTGTTTTATTGGGCAAATATTTTTTATAAGTCTGTTTCATCCAGCGCCGCGCCAATCACTTCCATTTTTTCTACCAAAATTTCGGCCATACGAGCATCTAACGAACCGTCAAAAACAAGGTGCTGAACCAATACCGATTCGGTTTGCCCGATCCGGTGGCAACGATCTTCGGCCTGCATCATATTCGCCGGCGTCCAGTCCAGTTCGGCAAACACAACTTTCGACGCGGCGGTTAGTGTGATACCTACCCCGGCTGCGCGGATTGAGCCTACAAATATTTTACAGGTCGGGTCGTTCTGAAAACGGGTAACGCTGTTTTCTTTTTCAACATCGGACATTCCGCCATATAATTTTACGGCTGCCAGGCCAAAGTGATTTTGCAGGGCGTCCACCACGTCGCGGTGATGGGCCATAATAACGACCTTCCCGTTCGATTCTATAATGTCGGTAATGTGTTCAATTACAAAAGGAATTTTAGCCTGTGCCAATTCGCGGCGTATTCCGGCCATCTCCTCAAAGGCTACCGAATACGCCTGCCTCAACTGACCAACTGCCGCCGCGTAAGCCTCTTTATCGCCGCTTGCCTTGCTGCGCTTCGCCTCTGCCTTAATCGCCTTAACGCGGTGCTCCAAGGCATCCCCATGTTCATTTTCCTGCTTTATTAGACGGGAAACACTGTCCGACGGTAAAGAAATAACCTGCCTGATTTTCGCGGGAAGTTCGGTTAATACCTGCGCTTTCATTCGCCGGATCATTCCCGAAGCCCTTAACACCTGCTGTAATTCTTCCAGGTTTGCGGCCCCCGAAAAATCCCACCCGTACCCGTTTTGATACGCTCCGCAATATCTTTTTGCAAATGAAAAGAAATTGCTGAATTGCGCGGGGAAAAGGTAGTTAACGAGCGGCCACAATTCGACAGGCCGGTTAGTTATAGGCGTCCCGGTCAGGAATATTTTTTTTCCGGCCGCCATCGGCTTGACTTTTTTACCTTCACCCAACAGGGCTTTTGTCCGTTGCGCCTTCGGGTTTTTCATATAGTGCGCTTCATCGCAAATCAACAAATCCCAACTTACTGCCCGGATTTCATCGGCATATTTGGCGGCTATATCATAGTTGATAATCACGATTTCCGGCAATACCGGGAAGGCTTCGCCGCTCCGTAAAACGTGGATACGGTACGGGTCGGTTAACCATCTGTTCAATTCTTTTTGCCAGTTTATTTTTAGGGTTGCGGGGCAAACGATAAGTACAGTTTTCGGCTTTTCGACGTTTATAACGGCTATTGCCTGAACGGTTTTTCCTAATCCCATCTCATCGCCGATCAATACTGCCCGATTTTGGCAGACGTATTCAATGCCTGCCTTTTGATACGGAAACAGGGCTTTGCCCGCCGGTATCGGAATTTCTATGTTTGCGATTGCGCGGGACGAACTCGACGCCTCGATAGCGGTTTCCGCTTTTTCTATTTCAGATAGAGCATTACCGTCCGCGTGTTCTTTTAGGGCAGCGGCAATGGTGGGCTTATCTGTCCACCACTTTTTTTTATCCGGATTCCAGCGGAACCCGGCAGATTTCAACGCGTCCTTTTCCTCGAAAGATGCGTTTGCCAAAAATATGCCGTCTTGGAATAGAATTTCCATAGTTTCAATTTACAAGGGCAAAAGTACGCTGCTGCAAATTATAGTGCAAGTATTTCCGTACATTTATTTTACTTAAAATAAAATACTCGCCGCACTTTCCAGCACGGCGGGCAACCGATTAACTAAACTCCAAGTGTGTGTTTTGTTTCTGGCTTTTCGATAATCTCTCTTTTCATCTCTTCGCCAGTTATAAAAAATGAATTAGGGTCTAATGTGTTATACTGCATTTGCCATCCGCTATATGACCCTTCAATAGGATTTTCCGGCTTTGGACATTCTAAATGAATACGAACAAAACCGTAAACCGTGTGCAGATGATTAGCGAGCGACATTGCCCGCTTTGGCGAGCGCGACACTTCGCCGCAATGGTGGCAGGTTAATTCGCCGAATCGCAGCGAAATGTGCTGCCAATTCTGGTATAAAATGTCGGTGATACAATTGTCTGGTATGGTCATATTTTCGTCATTGGCCGTTCATAAAACTCCATCTCCCTGATAGCCCCCATCGGGCGAATGTATAGCGACTTTCCGCCCGGGCCGGGCAGGTAGTGTGCCTGAAAATACGGCGTAAGGTAATGCAGGCTCCCGTCATCCATGCGCACCCACCGGATACCGTACCAGAGTAGTGGAATGCCTGGGCAGCCGATTGTAAGACTGTCCCCGGATGCGATTACTGGCCAGGATACACTCCCAACATCCATTTGCCCGGTTGTATCTTTCATTACGACGGTGGATGTGTTAAAGGAAAAAACAACCTGCCCCCGGCATTGTGAGCAGCGGGCAAATAGCATTAGCAAAGTCAGTACGACGGCCAAAGCCGGGCTCATCCTTTCGTCGGTGTCGTGGTAGGTAGTTGTCATGGTTCGGCGTGTTTTATTGCCGGCGTTTCGGTGATTAGTCGAATTTCGGCGGCTTCTTTCTCAAGACGAGACCTATAAATACTCCTGAACAATGCCTCGTTTGCATCGTATTCTGTAATTTCATCCGCCGTTTTTTGGCCAAATAATTCATCCTGCGCATCAATCCTTGCAATGTCGGCTGCTATTTCCCGAAGCCTGTAATTTAGGCCCTGATAGTACGTGTATATCCGGGCTTTTTCTGTGATTCTTTCAATGTTCATTGAAAATATTGCGTTTGATGCCGGAGTTCGACAAACGCCCGCTCCGGCATGATTGAAAAAATCTGGTGTCTGATCGCCCGGCATTTCTTGTAATACTCGTACACCGAAGGCGAATCTACTATCTGATTTTCCCGCAAAAATACGGGGTATTTAACTTCGGCATCGTCTGCCATGCGGACGGCGGCGGCTACTTTGCCGGGGAGCGTGTCGGCTGTTTTGTCCAGGTGTTCGGCCCGGATTTCGCCGGACATAACACCGAAGGAAAAACAGATTTCATCCGGTTGATTAGATTCGGTGAACAGGATAAGGCCGACAGCCGTGTTTACACGGAAGTCCTGCGCTGTGCATTTGTAGGCGGCAAGAGCAAGGACGGCGATTATTGCCGCCCGGATTAGTTGTTCCATTTTTTTCGTTTGCTTGCTTTTCATTGTGCGAAGTATTGCGGGGGTGTGGTGAAAAGATAGGATTAAATTCGAGTGGCCTTTATGGGACTGCCGCCGTAAAAGCGGCTGAGCGGTTCGGTCATAATCGACCCGTCACATTTCGCCCCGCTGCACACGGCGGCGTATTTGTCCAGCCTGCGGGCCAGTTCCCGGCGGGTGTCGTCGGGCAGGTTCAGGTCGAGCATTGCGCGTTTTGCGTGTGCCGTTGACATTCCGGGTTTGTTTTCGCAGTCTTTCGACCGGTAGAACTCTGCCACCTTGCAGGCTATTTCCCGGACCTTGGCGGCTTTACATCGGCTGATTCCGGAGGTGGAAAGGTAGGTTTCGATAATTTCGTTCATGTCGTTTTGTTAAGTGATTACAATAATCATTTTTTGCCCCTCGCAGGTCTGGCAGACGGCCAAAAATGTTCCGCCGTTGCTTACAATGCCTGAGCCACCGCATTCTGTACAGTCGCGTATTTCTTCCTGTTTTGCTCGCTCGCTCTGAATGCGGTAAAGTTGCGCGGCAAGGTGTTGCCTGATTTCGTCTTGCGTTGATGGCATCGTTTCGTTTTTTATAATGTGAGAAAGTAAATGGCGGCAATAATTATGCCCACGACTACGCCGGCGCAACCGTCCGACACTTCACGATCAACCGGCCTCCCGTGCCGTTTCGAAGAAACGACGGGACGTATATTTCCGGATGGGCGTTTGCCCGGGTATACGGTTTGCCCGGCATGGCTGCCGTGCCCCTTTTTTCCGGTTACGTGTACGCGGCGCTTTGTCATTTTACGGCGTCTATTACGGAAAAAATAATTGTTCCGGTTAATAATACAGCGGCCAAAAAGGCCACTACTTCCGCCAAAAAAACAGCAAAGACGATGAGCGCGGCGGGAAGTGGATAGAATGGCTGAAGCGTAATCAAGGCCACGTAACACCCGGGCAAATAATACCCGTTCAGGTAACAGGCAACCCAAGCGACCGCCGCCAAAATGAAGTTAAGGCCCCAATACCAGAACCATTCGGAATATCCGCTGTGCCAAACCATTCCTTTATCTCGGATCGGTGCCAGCCATCGGTGTATTTTCGCCTCCTGTGATTCGCTGAACAGCGACGGCACCGACATTGCCACCCGTACCCGTACCTTTCTGTTCATCGCGCTGCTCAATGCCGATTCTATTTCCGTGCGCCGTCGCTCCACGTCTGACGCTATTCCGCACTTGAACCGCCACCAAAACGCGAATGTGTACATGACGTACAGAAACCGTATGTCGAATTTTGGAAGTTTCATCCTATTCGGCGTTGGCCCGAATACGGGTTTTCGATCCCGATGCGGTTTCCTATCATTGCCGGCGGGTCAGGCACAGCCCAATTCGTAAGTACCTTGGCAAGCCAAAGGGATGGGAACCAGGTTAACAGCATTACCCAAAGCGGGATGTTCATATAAACGAAAAGCATAAATTCGTCTATCAACAGAACGGTTGCAATGCACCAGCAAAGCAACAAGGTAATCCCACTTGCCGTCTCGTGTACTCTACGAATAAATACCCCGATCCACGACAGACCATAGAACGCTTCGTTCGCCGCTGTGCCGGCGTAATACCGGAACATCCCGCCGAAACAAATAAATAGCGGAACAATGGAAAAAAACATGCTCATGATCCACTCCCATGTTGGCTTGACTGTCTGCCAAATCTGCCCCCTTTTGTCATCCCATTCGTGCCGTACCCCGTTAAGGGTGCTGGCTGTTGTCGCGCTGTCCGGAAGGGACAGATATCCATTTCTATGTGACTCTGACGACCTATTTCGTGGTCGGATTGGATCATCAGTCTCACCGGGTGGAATATATCCGGCTGGCGGGGTTATGTTGACCCGCTCAACATAAGGCCCTCTGGCTATTATTTCCCCGTTTTTCGTGACTGCGATAAGTTCGCCGCCATGGTCGTTATATTGGACGATCCCACGTGGGCGCTGCAATAGTTCGGTGTAGTCGCTTATACCGTCGCCCGTACGGGTGTAATATTTTTCCTTTCCACCCTCTTGAAAAGCGTAAGTTATCTTTGCGCCGGCGGCTGGGATTTCTCTAATGCGGGTGCCTAACGCCTCGTCAACCTGACGTGTCTTCGATTGTTGTCCGAACGCGGGAAGGCAAAAGAGCATGAAACAAAGCGCGGCGGAAACGGCTTTAGCGTGTGCTTCCATCACCTCGAAAATAGTTTTCCTCGCCCGTCCTTTATTTGCTTCAAGTTTTGCCCCGTCCCGCCATTGGCGGTAGGTAATGCAAAACCATTCTACATATCGCCGGTAAGCGGCCTCATCTTCGTGGATGTGGTCAAGGTCTGAAGGGAGTGTAAGTTCGGGCGGAACCATGCCAGCGAACGGCTCGCTACCCCGGTCGAAAAAATAATCTGTTTCTTTTTCCGCCGTCAAAATGGCGGCATTTTTTTTAAAAGGCGGAATGATTACCGCCCAAATGGCGTATGTCGTTTCGTTTCCCGCCCTTTCCGCCTTTTCAAATACCGCCCTTTCATCAAAGGCGCAAACAAGAATATCCGGCGAAATATCGGGTGGTGTCCACGTGGGAGCGGCCAATAGTTTAGGCTCGGTGTCCGGCCTGTTCTCGTTCCACGTACCGACAACGTGAAAGAAAGAAAGGTATATGGCCCGGGCCATAATGAGGCAGGCTGAAAGGAAAATAATTAGCAGAATCGACACGCCAGCCTGCATTACCACGTCCTCGGTTATGACACCGTATCCGGTGCCGACCATGTGCATGGCGATGGCTGCCAGTACGATCCCGACGGCTATAGTACCGGCGCGAAAAAGGAAGCCGGGATAGGTTGCACGGTTTTTTACCATCCACGTGGCCATGTTTGTGGTCCCCATCGTGATGAGTGCGCGGATTTGTTTTGCCAGCAAAAAAAACTGATTTTGCCGATTTTTTGCCGAAAGCGTATTGTCTTCCATATTATGGATATTGAATAAATTACGTTTAATTTTTGCCGATTTGCCGGCAATGTTTATTTTACCCCTCCCCCGGCTTTCGATAGGGCGCTGCAAATACCGCGAACGGTACGTTCCCTGTACCCGTGTTTGCCCCTGAAGTGCCTGACAATTTCGGCGGGCGTCTTGGTCCGCATGAGGTTCTTTATTTGTATGGCCCGAAACGTTTTAACGGTCTTGCACCCGGTTTCCAGACGGATCGCTGCAACCTCATCCGGCGTCAATTCGTCCGACCTGTTCCCGTGCGCCCACTCGATCGACAGTCCTACCTTTACCCCCGGAGCATCTGCCAGAGTTGGCATTTTGGTTTGCGGTCTGCGCTGTTTTATCTGTGCGGCTTTCCCCGGCTGAAAGCATTCCATAATACTAAAGGCGTATTTGTTAACGAAAATACAAATGTACGCTTTTTATGGAAAGGCGCAAAAATCCGTACAAATTATTTTTGTACCCGCCTTTACAGTGCCCACTGTTCCGCCATTGCATCCGCTATTCCCTGAAATGTTTTGCTCCGAAGTTTCGCCCGATCTTTCGAAGGTCCCATTTTCCAGATTCGGTTTTCACGCCCCGAAACAATGTTGGTCGGAACAAGACAAGGAAAATTTTTTAGCCAAAGACAGGTTGCCTTTGTTTCGCCGTGGCCGAATTGCCAAGGCTGGATTATTTGATCCGGCTTCCGGTAATGGGTAGACATTATGCCGATGGGGTTTTCGATTGCCCACCGTTCAATCGGCGCTTTTGTCAGCGCAAGAAAAAAATTAATGGCAAATTGCTGCCTGCCATCGGCAACCTTTTCAGGAAACCAACGAGCGCCGGAAATAGCCAAGTCGGTGCACGGTGGGAAGAAAATAGCCATGTCCCACCCATCCGCCAAAATCCCAAAAACGTCACCCTGTATGTGGTTTCCAGGTATTTCGGTTTCGATTAGGTCGCAACTCCATGCGTCCCATCCTTTCGCCCTGAACGCTTCGCGGACAATACCGCTTTCTTCGCATCCGATTAATATTCGTTTCATTGCCCTTCTTCATTTATCGGCCAATCGCGGAAAATCCGGTCAATGGCGCGTACCTTCGGAATGTTCAGGTTTTCGGTGAACGTCGGCAATAGTTCATCGGCATGGCTCCAACAGTCGTACCAGCGGACTTCTTTTCCCGCGTGTACCGTGGAATGGGTATAGCGACGGTCGGTGTAGTTGGCCGCGTATGATTCGGAAAGGTTGCCGACGTATCGCATTACATGTTTTTTAAAAGTTCGATCATGCCAAGATAAACATGGCAATTGTGAGACCTTTTTACCCGTTCTTCCAAAACGGGCAGGTAATCGAAAAAACATCCAGCGCTAACCTTCCATCCTTCAGGATGGCGAATGGCGATGCAAATGCGCCCACTTGTCGGCATGGGGCCGAACTGAAAGACGTCTTTGGCCCCGGAAAGATTGGCCCTGAAAAGATTGGCCTTGGAAAGATCGGCCCTGTAAAGATCGGCCCTGTAAAGATCGGCCCCGGAAAGATCGGCATTG